TAAGTGACTGCTCAATCTCATAATCACCGCCAGCAGCACTAGCACCTAATAATTGATTCTCGTTAAGTACGCTCATTACTTCACATCCAATGAAGCCACGGCATGAATCTTAGTTGCGCTTGCTACTACATAGTCTATCCGATCAACGGACGCTGCTGCTGTGGATAAAGTAGGTGCTGTGCCACCAACGAACTTGAAGTTGGTTCCGTAAGCTAGTGTGCGTGAGCCTGTGCCGTCTTGTGTGATGAAGATAGAACCAGACTGACCAGCTACAGTGTTAGTTGGGTTAGCTAGTGTGCGGTTGCCAGCTAGGGTGACTGAGTAGTTGTTGCTCAATGAAAGGTCTGTGGCTATGCTTGAGGCATCTGTTAGAGCAGTAACTTCACCGATCTGACTTGCTGTGTACGTCTGTACAACGTCTGTCTTGGCGGTGTCTGCATCATAGGCTTGTACATCCTGGCCTATGATATTGTGGAAGTTCTGAGAAGAACTTAGCTCCGTAGGGGCCGCGCTCCAATCACCAGCGGTTGCTCCGGTAGCAACTTTAATACGTCCAACAAAGCGTACCGCAACATTGTTCCGGGCTGTGCTTGAATACAATACCGTTTTGGAATCTGCGTTAGCTGAAATTTGGGTGGTACTTTGTAGCGTATTCTCGTCGAATAGAGAAGAAGAAATGGCGATTTCGCCTGTTCCTGCGTTATTCAACACATAAAGGTACAAATAATCGGTTTCTGAGTTTGCAAACCCCATTGTAGCGCCTTGGGGTACAACAACGGCTATTGCGCTTACTATGGAGATAGAAGTTCGTGTGCCTGTCGCAGCGGTTGCATTTCGGAAGGTTACTTCAACTCCGGTAGAAGAAGTTGCATCAATACCCGCGCTGGTTTTTAAAGAAGCTGTTAACGCGTTAGACGCAACGGAGGCTGCAACACTGTGAATACTAACCTCACCTTGCAACGCTTCTATTTCAGAAACCATGCTGGTGAAGTTAGTCCGGACAGACTGAGTAGTTGCCGTGCCGGTTGTGGGTTTTGTTACATCAATCTGAGAACTCATAGTTCTTCCCTATATTAATTTGTGGCTCCGAAAGCGAAAGCGGGGAGAGAGAACTCCCGAAACCACAAAACCGGTTACATCATGTAGCTTGCTAACTCAGCCATAATGATACTAATAAAAACTGCCCATGCAAAGGGCCACTTTAAGTTAATGTTTTCTTCCATTTTATATAATCTGAGAAAGGAAGAATGTTAAGTTTCTGTTGGTAAACGTTATCACTGTATCCGAATCCGTTATTGTTAGATTTGGGGTATTGCCTACTGAGACAATACGAGTATAACCTACGTCTACTAAGTATTCTGTCAATACTAACGTATCTAACGACACGTTAGTAGTGCGCGTTACATTCGCCTGGGACTCACTTAATGTAAGAGAAGGTACATTAACAATGTCTATCGCGGGTCTAGTAACGCTTGCATCATTCGCGGCAAGCGTTAACGCGGCCACGGTAATGTCAATCGACGGTCGGGTGATAGACGCGGTAAACTCGCTTAGTGTTAACGCAGCGGTTGTTGCGGCTATCGGTGGCCGTGTTACTGTAGCCCCGAATGTAGCTAACGTAAGGTTAGCTACGGTTCCGTCTATTCTCTTATGGGGATCCCATAACGTGCTTCCAGAATCCCAAGTGGTCGAACCACTATCCCAGACGGTACTAGAGATAATGGTCATATCAGGTTACGCCAAAGTAAATATGCCCGAAGCGTTAAACGCCACGGTAATGTCACCATCAACTAAACTAATTGCACTTGTGCCATCACCGGTCATATCAATAAAACCGATGGCTTGCTTACCGGATGCGGTATCATTATACAGAACGCCGGTTTTAATGGTTGCCGGGCCTGAAGCGTGTTGTGTCCAGGTTGCAGGGTTATCAGCGTCAAACGTTACTGTACCTGAAGATTCAGTTACAGAGTTATTCGCCGTGGCATTGCCGCCAGCGGTATAGTTTGTACCGGATACTTGGCTTGAACTTAGGTTTGTACCACCGCCTGCGCCCCAACGAGGGTCAGAAGTAGTTGCTGCAAGTGTAGGCGTACCGCCTGCTTGTAGCGTAGTAAACGCTAACTTCAAAGAATCAGTTTCAAGATTATGTACTTTTTCAGCCATATCTTCTTTAAACTTATTAAATAATGTAAATGTACCTTGGGCCATAGCCTGCCACCTTAACTAAAATTATGTGAGATATTTCCATAGTAAAATGTTCCATCGAAGTATAACCCAACAATGTCAACAGAATTACCGCCTGTACTTAAACTCGGCACTACGCCTTGTACCCATTTAACAGAACTTGGCCATGTAATCACACGGTTTCCTGTTCCATCTTGCACTACTTTAAGTAACAGGCTGGTTGGCCCTTGAGGGTTAGTAAAAACAACTGTACCCGTAGAACTTAATGTAATGCTTTGTTTATTCTTTTTTGCCCAATCAACGGCTAAAATAGTATTGGCTAACTCAGTATCAAAGAATAATGTTTCTGTGATTTTAATGTCGGTAACAGCTTCATTACCGTTGTCGTTAAAAAATCCCATGATTATGTCCTAGAGGCAAAGTTCTTGCCGCCCCATTCTACCATATCGGATGAACGTTGAATAACAGCTAAAGCGCCCGTAAACTTACGTTCCCATACAGTTTCCATATCAGGGTCTTTTAAATATATAGCCGCCTCTGCTAACGCACCAAACAGAATAAGATCCGGAGCTTGATCCGTAAGGTAGTTTGTTTGGTTACTGTCAGTTAGCGCGGCTAACTGTTTATAGTAATACAGTTTAATGGTGTACGCTGCATCGGGAAAAGGGGCTACAATAATCTCTTGGCCTACTCTTGCCCAATCCCCAGGAACCGAAGCGCCTTTGTTATTGGTGTTGGCGTTGGCTTGAACTTCGCCATACGGCCTACGAGTAAGTTGTATTGTTTTAGAATTTCCTTCAAGAATTAAATCTCGCGCTTCAAGGAAGTCGCTAGGAATATTCGCCTTGCCGGTGGTGGTACTAATGTTAAGTGAAGTAATAACTTCTAAAGACGGTACTCGCAATAAGCGGTAAACGCGGGCTTCAGCTAAACGAATAAAATCAGGGATGGTCGTAGTAAGATCTTCCCGGTTTACCCATGTAGCTACCGCAGCTTTTAAATCCGCATAGTTGCTTAGTGACATTATAGATACCGTCCTTCAAGTGTTCGTAGATAGGCATAGTCTGGATCATGTAGCTTACGCATAAGTCGCTTCTGGTGGTCGTCATTAAATACGTCCAAACCTTCCTCTCGCAACCATTTTTCAATAATAACTAAAGGTATAGAAGCCATTTTACGCATCGGCGCTTTTTTGTCAAATGAACCAAATTGTGCCTGTTGTTTGTTGCTCTCTAAATAAGGGTTAACATCCTGTACAGTTTCTATAGTCATACGATCTTCAGATTCGTCGTAATGCCCTACATACCTTACATCCCCATTACTTTCAAGTTCGCGCTTATTCTTTTCCATAATTCCCCCAAAAATAAAAAAGGGGGTAGGCGGTTAAGCCTACCCCTAACCACTATGAAGTAGTTAAGTCAGCGACCAAGCCAGAGGCTTTTTCGTTGTTACAACGTAGAGTGTATTCTACAATCATTGCTTTCTTCTCAGAATCACCTGTACGAGCAAGGTCGATCTGATGGAAAGGACGTAGGAAATCAATACCCCACATATCCATTTGCAATGCGTAAGCAGTACGAGAACGACTGAAACGGTTAGGAACAACTTTCAAAGTGTGGAAATCGCCAACGTAAATGTCTACGCTGTTGATTACTTTTAAGTTTTCGTTTCTAGCGTTAACGTCTGTTGCGTTACCAGTAAAAGCAGATACAGCACCTTTGTTAAACGCGCCAACCATAAGTGTACCTGGGTTGCCGCCTTGAGCATAAGCACTAGACAATACTGAGGTCAACATGGCTTCAGTAAAGGCACGTTGAGTACCGTCTGTACGAGCGTCAGAACCGTCACCTGTTGGTGAAGCACCGTTAGTACCTAGACTATCGTTAGTTGCAACCCAAGACTCAACCGAACCAAGTTCTGCTGCGGTAGTAGAGTTACCCGTAACTTTAGCGTTGTTCACACCGATCAAGGCGTTTTCCATATCACGCTTCAATTCTTTAGAACGTTTGGCCATTTGATAAGCCATTTCACGCTTACGACCGGCGCGATCAACTGCTTCCAAAGTACCCGCAATCGTTACTGCCTTGCTAGAGATCTGGGTGCGGTTGTTGATACGAGTGGTTGCTGCAACAGCGCCACCAACAATATCATTTCCGGAGATTTGGGCGTTACTGGCTACAGCGGTCAAATCGTCTGTTTGCCATTCGTGCAAAGTGTTGCTTGCTGAACCCTTCTTAATACCATTCATAAATGGTGTTTCAGTAGGAGCAATGTTAAAGATCATATCGGATAGATCTTCTCTATTTCCGATTGAATCAAATTGGTCGAACGTATTCGTTGGTTGTGCCATGACAATTTCTTCCTAGATAATTTAAGTTTGTGTTAAAACATTTCCATAAATGCTGCTGCCGCGTCATCGACAGAGCCGGACTTTTTAGCACGGGAACGAAGATCTGAGGAACGTTTAGATTCTTTTTGAGAGGTAGAGACAGGTTTACCCCCTTTAGCTACTCGTCGCACGGCTTTGGCTTTCTTCTTAGATACTAGATCCTTTCCAGAACCTTGCATTTCATCATAAAGACGAGCTTTGTGCATGAGTAAAAGGGCGCGACTATCCGCTAGACTTCCTAGCTCTTCGTCACTATAACCTACCTGTTTGGCGTAAGAAGCAATGTCACTTTGGACTGCTTTTTTCGACTCAGGATTTCCCCAACCGTCAATTTTATCTACGAGCTTTGCATCTTCTTCAGCGAGGTATCGTTGCATTTGTACACCGAAATCTTGCTGCTGTGCCTGCGCCAACCGATCTTGTTCTTGCTGGTGCGACTGTATACGAGTTGCAGCTTCACGCTGTTCCTCACGCATCATCAAATACTTATCCGGTTCATACTCTTTCAGATCAGCCCAATCCACTTTGTTGAACTTTTCTAGTTCTTCAGTGTTACCGGCCTGTTGCTGTTGGAGCATGGTCATTACCTGTTGACGTTCCTGGGCGAGTTGAGCTTTTTGCTCTTCAAACCCTTTTCGGTCGTCAGCTAGTGACTGCGTTTTCCGAGTATAGTCAGACTGTCTTTGGTAGCCTTTGATAAGTTCGTTTTGGTTGACCTCAGTGTCTTCACCGTCAATGGATACATTAAAAATGTACTCTTCTTCAGTGTCGTCATCTTCAGGTTCCGGTTCAGAACTTTCGTCTTCTACCTCTGCCTCGTCTTCATATTCATCAGATTCGTCAACATCCTCGTCAACTTCTTCCGTAGACTCCGCTACTTCTTCGGCTCTTTCATCTTCATCGGGTGTAGCAGACTCGCTATCTAGAAGGTTAAAGAATTTTTGCTCGTCTGATACTTCTTGAGTTTCCGCAGGGGATTTATTCAATTCAGACATATTACTCTCCCATTATTATGGTTAAAAAACTATTTGTCAAATAATTACTTTTCACTACTGTTTAACTCTAGTTGTATGGTTGCTAGTTTGCCCGTGTCAATCATCGACACAAGCCCCGCTTTAAATTCATCGGCTGCTTTGAGCATGAGGAATAAAAACTCTCTTTCTTCGGTTCCACCATAAATGCCGGTGGTAGACCATCTATGGAGTATGTTCGCACGAACGGATTCAAAGGACTCGTTAAATAAGTCGTCCTCCAGAATCCCTTTTGCGTTATCGCCCCTAGCTCTCTCTTTCTCTAAACTCATACCTCTATCCTATTTTAACGGCTCGGCCTTGTTCCTTCTCTAGAACCAACTCTTGTTCTTTCAAACGTAGGTCTGCCAGTTTAAGTTGTAATTCTGCTTCACGGATTTGCTTCTGGAACGCAATGTCTTCGATCCGAGCTTGGGCTTCTGCGGCTTTAACCTGAAGTTCTTGTTGACTAAGCTGCATATCCATTTCATCTTTACGCTGCTTACGTTCTAGGTCTGCAATCTCAAGCTGCATCTTCTGCTCTTCTGGACTTGGGCCTTGTGGCTCTTCTGGCGGCGGAATTTGAGACACATCCGTTAGGAACGACTCTGTATTCTTATACCCCATGTTCTTTAGTTTTTCACGCATTAGGTTAAACGCGTTAGCCGGGGTAGCCACTGGCATACCCATGTTTTGAAACATAGCCAGGTCTTGAGTAACAGACGTTAGGTGGATCAACTTCTGATCTTTGTTACCATTGCCTAAACCAACGGATACCGCCATATCATAACGATCTTTCCACTGGCTAGGATCAACCTCTTGGAACTCGCCGCGAAGACGGAAGATTTTTTGCTGGTCTTCGTTCTGAAGCACTAGCTTATGAATGGCACGGAACAAGTCACGCACACCGGTTTCAGCAAACACACGGGCGATCATCTGTACCCGCTGTTGCGCGGCAGACATTACCTGGGTGACGGCCATTGATGCGGTGTTAGAACCTAACGCCTTAGAATCAAGCCCTTGGGATACTTTAGACACCCCAGTACGTTCTTCACGAATATGATCTACATACCCAAGCATCTGGAACGCTTCAGGCGGTAGGTTGGGGGTATCTAAACGTGATACTGCACCTTGTACCTTCTGGCGAACAATGCCTAACGGACGGCTGGTTAATAAGTCGTCTAAGTTCACCATGCCGTCAATAACAGCAAATTTACCGTTGTTGTGTAGGTTAATGTTATCCAACATAGAGCGCATTAAGTTAGACTTTAGCTCTTGAATGTCCATCACTAGATCCGCAACGCTACGGCCATAGAACTTGTGGGGCATTAGGATAGGACAGATTGAAGTAATAGGTATCTCTTCAATCTCTTCGTTAACTAGATGAACCTTACCGGCGCGTATAATTTGGCGTAGTTCAGCGATACCATCCCCGTCGTAGTCTACGCGAACGTAGAACTCTTCAAGGTTAACGCGCATCATGGCTTCGTCTTTACGTTCGCCAATAAGACCTATAGTGTCGGTGCTATCGGAAGAAAAACGGGCTAAATATTCCGGCGAAGTCTCCGTGTCTATAATACTTTGGGTTGAGGCTTCAATGACTTGCTTAATTTTCTTTTCCGAAATACCCATATCCCGTAAGTCAGATACCGTTACAGCACTTGGCTGGTGGCGGATAAAATCAGCATCTTTAATGGATTTAGCACGGCTAGACACCGTAATTTCTTCAGGGGGGATGTTCTCAATGACCAGCTTGCCGGCTTTCTCAGTGCGAATAATAACGGCTTCTTCAATCGTCACTACGACCGTTGGCATACCGGTAACGGGATCAATACCTTCGTCTTCACTAACGGTTTGTTCAATTAACTCAACGTCTGGGTTGCTTAACAGCATTTCCAGTTCTTGTTCGGAAAGTTTTTCGTAAGTTTCACGGGTTTCTTTTACCGAATCATCCCAGTAGTGTTTAACAAACCCCGTCTTTTGTATTAACGCATCCTTGAACCAGTTGTGGAGGATCTTAAACCCATCCACCTTACGTTCAAACAGGTAGTTAATGTAATCTGTTTCTTGCTCGGCAGCGGCCACGTCTTCTGGGCCTTGAGCATCAAACGTCACCGTGCGATCCCCCGCCATGAAGATTTCCATAAGGCTTGGCATGATCCACTCAATCGTATCTTGCACGTCACGACTGACGTATTGGGACTTACCATCGGACTCGTTACCAAACGGTTCGCCAAGGTAGAACTTCATGGCGTCGGCACGTTGCGTTGATAACTCAGAGCCGGCATAGCCGACTGATTCGCTAGATAGCCCGGTTAAAAGCGCATCTAATTGGTGTTTATCCATTTTTTCTGGCATATCAAACAATTCCTAAATTCGGATAACTTATCTTACCAGAATGTCGCTTATAGCCCGACATACCCGGCACTTCTGCAAAACGTAATGACCCTGACGCGTACCGTGTGGCAGACATAGCATCATCAAATAATTTTATAATCTTACCATCTTGCCGGTGGTATTGCGAAAACTCGTCCCACCAGGGCTTTAAATGGCTGAATACTTTAAACCGTCCAGACTCCATTCGGGCCAACATATCCATGATACCCGCCTCAACAGAGTTACCGCCTGAACCCTCCATCTGCCCTGGGGCTGGAGAGTTGGTAAAGTGGAACGGTAGCATATTCACTCCCTCGTTCCTATACTGATCCGCAAGACTAATACCGGAACCCCGTTCATGGGTATAGCCGTCATGGGGCCATACAATCGGTATGTCCATGCCGTGCGCCTTAATCGCTGACGCATGGGTAGGAATAATAGTCTTCTCCTGTTTATA